ATCGCATCATATCTAAGAAAGAACTTGAAAAGTCTGGGTTTACTAACTTGACCGATTTTTTGAATGCCGAAAAGGGTTTGAAACGTAAGGACGGTAAAGCACCTAAAAAGGCAGCAGAAACAAAAGTACCAGAAGCAACTCCAGCACAACTTGCTGAGCGCAAAAAACAAGAGCGCGCGCAAGCTTTGGAAGAATCGCATCCAGAAGCACTAATTATTGGCGGCCCATTACTTAAAGCCGGTCGCGCAGGTTTAGCTGCTTTGCGCAGCGCCAAAGAAGTCGGTAAGCGGATTGAGCCATACATAGCAAGCACGGGTAGAGATCTAGCCACAAGAGGCGGCAGAGAAGTTGGTAAGCGTATGGACGATCTACGTACCATTTATGATGATGGCGTACCTAAGCTGGCAAATAGAGCAAAACAACTTGGCACAGAAGCACTTAAGCTCAGCCGGTTTAAACATGGTGGATCTGTTAAGGCATCTAAGATGGGTTCTGTAAAGACGGCAAAACCTAAAATGACATCGGCTTCTAGCCGTGGTGACGGCATCGCCCAGCGCGGCAAAACCAAAGGAAGGATCTGTTAATCATGGCTATTGATCGAAAATTAAGACTTCAAAATCAGCGTTTAAGCCCGCAAATGCCGCAAGTCGGTATGCCGGTACGCCCTAATCCTCAAGGCGGTGTACCCCTTCCGCAAAATATGCGCGGTGGCGTAGGTATGGGTCCGATGGCCAGTATGCCACAACGTCCAATGCCTCCTGGTGCTATGCCTCCTGGTGCTATGCCTCCCCGTCCAATGCCAATGTCTCCATACCAAGCAATGAAAAAAGGCGGCGAGGTTTGCTACGCAGGCGGCGGTAAGACAGAGGAAAAGAAAGATCCGCCAATCCCAGCGGAAACTTTGGCCTCAATGAAGCGCCAAGCCGCGCAGGAAAAGGCAGATCGCAAGCAAGCTGAAGAGCAGAAGGCTGGCGAGAAAGAAGTCAGAGATAACATGGGCCGCATTGGCTTTAAGAATGGTGGCTCTATCAAGGCCAGCAAAATGGGCGCAGTTAAAACAGCTAAGCCTACGATGCGGTCAGCCTCATCCCGTGCAGACGGCATTGCCATTCGCGGTAAGACGAGGGCATAATGCCTACGGTATCGAAGAAACAAGAACGGTTTATGCAGGCTGTAGCTCACAATCCTGCATTTGCAAAGAAGGTTGGCGTGCCTACAAAAGTGGGTAAAGAGTTCACTAAATCGGAGGGTGGTATGGCTGAATCCAAGAAGATGGTTGGTAAAGAAGTGATGTTCATGAAGAAGAAGGGCGCCCCTAAATCAATGATTAAGCATGAAATGGGCGAAATGAAAGCTATGAAAAAGGGTGGCATTATTGCTTCCAAGATGGGTGCCGTTAAGACTGCTGCTCCTAGCCGTGATGGTGTTGCCATGAAGGGCAAGACTGTTGGCAAGCAGGTAAAGATGGGTGGCGTTAAGGCTGCTGTTAAAGGCGGTAAGTGCTGAGATGAAAGCCTGCCGAGGTATGGGTGACATTAACCCTTCCAAGATGCCTGGCGCCAAGAAGAAGGCGCGTCGGGATGACACCGACTTTACGCAGTATAAAGAAGGTGGGAAGGTAAAGTCTAAGGTAAATGCGGCTGGTAACTACACCAAGCCCAACCTGCGTAAGCGTATATTTAATAGCGTTAAGGCTGCGGCAATTGTTGGTACGGGTGCTGGAAAATGGTCCGCGAGAAAAGCGCAAGTAATGGCTAAACGGTATAAAGCTGCTGGTGGCGGGTACAAGGATTAGTATGAAAGCTCCGCAAAAGTCGCTTAAAGATTGGGGTGACCAGAAATGGCGAACAAAGAGCGGCAAGCCGTCGTCAAAGACAGGCGAACGATACCTGCCAGAAGCGGCTATCAAGTCACTCACCCCGTCAGAGTATGCCGCCACAACGAAGGCAAAGCGGGCAGGGAAAGCAGCAGGAAAGCAGTTTGTTAAGCAGCCCAAAGGCATTGCAAAGAAAACGGCAGGGTTTAGATAATGGCTGATAAAGATCTTAATCTAAGTTTTCAACCACAATTTCTTGAACTTCAAAAGAATATTCAAGTTGGTGGAGGCCGCGTATCCGGCAAGAAAAAATTAGATGAAGATAGTGAACTTGAGGCATATGCTGATTTAATGGGTATTCGTGGAGATAACATTAAAGGCGGTGTAAAAGTTCCTGGTATTGGCGCAAAGTATCGTAAGAAGTTGGATAAAGATTCTTCTCTGGAATTCTATGGTGAGAAGAGAGATAAAAATATGGGTGAGCCGTGGCAAGCTGGTGTTACATATAGCCGAGATTTTAAAAAAGGCGGTAAGGTTAAATCAGCCTCTGAGCGTGCAGATGGTTGCTGCATACGCGGTAAAACGAAAGCTTAATAATGGCATATACAACTTCCACTACAGTGTTTAACCCAACCCTCAACGATTTAGTCGAAGAGGCTTTTGAGCGTTGTGGTAAGGAGTTGCGTAGCGGCTATGATTTTCGTACTGCTCGCCGAAGCCTAAACTTTCTATTAACGGAATGGGCTAATCGTGGCATTAACTTGTGGACGATTGAGCAAGGTCAGATTACGTTGATACAAGGCCAGATTACATATGATCTGCCGATTGATACGGTAGATTTAATTGAGCATGTAATCCGCACTGAGCCTGGCCAGATCGGCAACCAGACGGACATTAACATCAGCCGTATCAGCGTATCTACCTATTCGACAATACCAAACAAGATTACCCAAGGGCGCCCAATTCAGGTGTGGATTAACCGCCAGTCTGGCCAGACAACAGATGCGGTGGGAGCAACGCCAGCTTATCCTCAGATTAATGTTTGGCCATCGCCAGATCAGGGGTCATTAGCTAGTCCTTATTACTACTTTGTTTACTGGCGTTTAAAGAGAATGGTAGATGCCGGTAACGGTGTGAATGTTGAGCAAATCCCATTCCGCTTGCAAAATGCGCTTGTCTCAGGACTGGCATATATGCTTGCAATGAAGTTGCCTGCGATTTCAGAACAAAGAATTACAATACTTAAAGCGCAGTACGATGAAGCTTGGGATATGGCTGCGGCAGAAGATAGGGAAAAAGCGCCGGATCGTTATGTGCCGCGTATGACATTTTATCGGTGATGTATGGGCAGTAAATATGCAAGCCAAAAGAACAGTATTGCAGAGTGTGATCGCTGCGGCTTTAGATATAAGCTGAAAGAGCTAAGAAAGTTAACGATCAAAACTAAGCAGGTTAGTATTAAGGTATGCCCAACTTGCTGGGAACCGGATCAGCCACAGTTATCGTTGGGCTTATATCCAGTTAATGACCCGCAAGCAGTGCGCGAACCAAGACCGGATAATAGTTACACGCAAGCAGGTTATACAGGGTTGCAATTAACTATAAACTCAGATAACGGTAAGCCTAGTGGTGGTAGTCGTGTATTCCAGTGGGGCTGGGCGCCAGTTGGCGGGGCAAGTAGTTTTGATGCAGTCTTAACACCAAATTATTTGGTAGCAACAACAAGTGTTGGTACAGTAACGGTATCCTAAAGGAGTCTAAAATGGACGCAAAAAAAGCAGTTCACAAGCATGAGGCAGCAATGCACCCAGGCAAGCCTATGACTAAGTTAGCCAAAGGCGGCAAGACTAATCTTCAGATGAAACAGCTAGGTCGTGGCCTGGCTAAAGTTGCCAATCAGAAGAAGTCGTCGTTTACGTACAAAAAAGGCGGTTAATATGGCTAAGTTTTCGCAGAAGGTTATGGGCAAAGAAGTCGGCCAAGCCGCTGTGTATGCTAAGCCCCATTCAATGACCGGAGGTCCTATGAAGATGAAGAAACCTACTGACCCAAACATGCTAAATGCGCGTCAGCTTGGCCCTCGTGAAAGTGTCCAGCGTGTAAGCGCGGGCGATCCAGGGCGTGATGATGTTAAAAAGACGGGCATTAAGATTCGCGGTACTGGAGCGGCAACTAAGGGCGTAATGGCTCGCGGCCCGATGGCATAACCATGACTTACACTGAGCTTGTTGCGTCAATTCAGTCGTACACCGAGAATGATTTCCCGGATATAACGCTGTCTGGCGGCGGTACTGAAACAACTGCTGAACAGATCAATCGGTTCATTCAGCAGGCGGAGCAGCGCATTTACAACTCGGTTCAGTTTCCGTCTATTCGTAAGAATATGACTGGTAGTTTGCAGTCGGGTAATAAGTACCTAAAAGCGCCTGATGATTTTCTGGCCGTGTATTCGTTAGCGGTTATTGAGAACTACGGGACGGCTACGGAGACATATACTTTCTTGTTGAACAAGGACGTTAACTTTATCCGTGAGTCTTACCCTACTCCCGCTGATACAGGTCTGCCTGCGTACTATGCGTTATTTGGTCCGGCTATTGTAGGAAGTGCGATCACTAATGAGTTGACGTTTATTCTTGGCCCAACGCCGAATAGCGCGTACACAGCAGAGCTACACTTCTACTATTACCCTGAGTCAATTACAACTGCTGGCACTTCATGGCTTGGCGACAACTTTGATTCTGTACTGTTATACGGGTCATTAGTTGAAGCTTATACGTTCATGAAGGGCGAGACTGATTTGATTAACTTGTATGACGGCAAGTACAAAGAAGCAATGGTATTAGCTAAACGTCTGGGCGATGGTATGGAGCGCCAGGACGCTTACCGTTCAGGTCAATATCGACAACCGGTGACTTGATATGGCAATCAATCAAACTCAAACTACTAGCTTTAAGAAGCAACTGTACGAAGCAACGCATAACCTTCTTACTGACAATCTTTATATGGCACTGTATGTTGCAACAGCAGATCTCAACCAGGATACTTTGATTTACACAA